AAACTCCACGGTGTTAGCATCGCAATCCAAAGCAACCCCAATGGTTATTCCGCTTGAATATGATGATCCGTAAGCAGAGGCTGTGGCGTCAATTCGTTTTTGACCATTAGATTGATAGTAATAGGAATTAGGCCATCTATTAGAGGATCCTAGTGTAATCGGGGTATCAACGCTTGTGATGCCAATATTTGTTTCAGAAGCCTGAGTGGAAACAGTGTCACAATAAACTTCCCAGTACCATTGACCACTATTAACAGCCATCGTTGCGGCAACAATATCGTCTGTATTGTAAGTAAGTTCGGCTGTTAAGTTTCCATCTGATAGTGTTATGCCTTTTTGATTGATTGGACTCCAAGTCGCAAAGTTATTCGTAGGACTGTCTGCAACGGTATCGTTATGGTCTAGGTTGACTGGTTGCCAATCGTTGTCATTACCAGACTGATCTAACCAGAAGGCCGCTTCTCTTGTGTCTGCAAAGGCGGCGTAGATGTATGTGCCACCAGAAATGTTCCATCCTGCTGACGTATCATTAAGCTCAAAACCATCAGATAAAATGTCAAAGTTTCCGTTTGTAAGCTCTGTATAAGGTTGGTTTGGATTAAGTCGTGCAGTGACAGGATTTGATACATCTCTTGTACCATCAAACATTTGCCAATCGGCTGTGCTACCAGTATCAGTACGTTTAATTAGAACTAAAGAAGGCTTAAAACCAGTAGTTACTTTGTAGTTGGCAGTCCCACCACTGTAAGACCCAAACTTAGAGTAGCCTTCGACACTGTGGAAGCAGTACATGATCCAGTCATCACCTGTTGAAAGACCTGATCCAATTGTTACGACTGACGATGTTGGTGTAGTGCTACCAAAATAAACACTGCTTGATCCTGATTGTGCGCCCGTATCATTCAAAACAAGTCTGCGGTCATTACCTACGTCTTTATGATAGACAGACCAATCAGATGTTGTGTTTGTCTTTTTGATAAAGAACATTTCTGGCGGGCTATCAAGTCCGTGTCCAACCTCGTATGAAGCCCCAGTATTTGGATCAGTTAAGTCTACAATACTAAACCCATAGGTAGTGCTAGCAGAAATTCTTGTGGCAGGGATAGTACCCGCTAGTGCAGACGTAGAGTCAACGCCATCAATCTTGACACTACCTGCTGTTGGAACATTCCCTGCACCTGCTGAGTTATCAACGGTAGGTGCGCCACCTGCTTTCCAACCCCAAGCAACGTAGTTGTTTCCGGTTGCATTGTATCTACTGTTAGACCCTAGTGTTACACCGTCAGAATCAAACGAAAGAATACCATTGGTAAAAGTATCTTCATTGTTTACATCGTTGCTTCTAAGTGCTTTGGTATTACCTCTGACTGCATCAACTAACTGATGGTCATTCGTACCTGTTCTGTTCTTAATCCAAACAAGATCAGGCTGAAAGCCCATACCAGTGATCGACTGCGTACCGCTATTACCCCGATACAACACAGTATTGAACGCCTCAACCTCTGCATCGTCTTGGAACGTCAGGTGAAAACTGTTGTTATTATCAAAGTCAAAATCAGCAGATGTAATGCTTTTCGGAACCCACACACCGTTCTTGGTTTCACCGAAAGCGTCAGCATTATGCGCTGTACCGTCTATGAAGAAAACTTCGGCCATGTAGCCTTCAAAATAATGTTGATTACTTTCTGAGTTTTTGCCTAAGTAGTGAGCAACGGTATTTCCTACGTTGGTGTTACTATTTGGAGGATTTGTTGGCGTCGATTGAAACTCTGTAATTTGTTGACCGTTTACATAGAGTTTATGGATAGCGTTTGTGCAATCTACTTCTACTACGATGTGATACCAAGCGGAGTGATCGCGGTATAATGCCGCAGTTGATACTGTGTAATTAGTCCCACTGATTCTTATCTGTGATGTCAGATAGTTTCCTGTATCGTGATACACCAAAGAATAATTATCAGTAGAATCTCCACAAGCAAAAATGCGTTGATAATTGCCCGTTGATTGCGCTCGTTTTACCCACGCAGAAAAAGTCCAAGTTTTAAGATTTCCCTGACTTGTAGGAGTCCAACTCAGGTACGCAGAGTCATTATCGTTAAACCGTAGCGATCCTTCAATGGTCTTGGGATAGAAGCCAGATACTGAAGACTTGTGTGAATTCCCTTGAATCAGAGACATTGATTACGCACCTTGAGATGTGAGGGATGGTGAACAAGCAACCATCACGTTTGTACCATCAGAGAAGTACGACAAGAAATATTCTCCGACTGCACTAATCGTTGTCAGATCAGTACCGGAAATGTATGTTGTCGTCGCCGCTTGGATAGTCGCACCTGCGCCGTTGTCTAACCAGATGTTGCCAGACTGTCCTGAAGTACCAGTAAGTCCTGTGAAGGTTAACGTATGCGTCCCAGCCGCTGGGGTGCACTTAAAGTTGTTTGTCGTACTCAGGTCAAAAGAAACATCGTTGTCAGTCGTTACTGTGCCACGAACAGCACCACTAACAATTGTGTCATTATTTGCATCGGCTGTAATGGCCTTGCTTGCCGCCGAAGTTCCGAGTGTCCCGATGTCAAGGTAGTTTAACTCAGCAGTAGTCGCTGTCACACCATCGAGGATATTGAGTTCTGTAGTATCCGCCGTTACACCATCAAGGATGTTAAGTTCTGCGGCAGATGCAGTGATGGTTGTTCCACCGATTCCGAGAGATGTGCTCGCTGTGAGAGTTGTAAATGCACCGGTAGAGGCAGAAGCCGCGCCGATAGCTGTACCATCGATAGCACCCGAGTCGATGTCAACATTGGTCATATTACCGTTGTTGAAGTCGATGTTTCCGGACGCATCAGCAGTAACAGTCTTAGATGCTTCAACAGTCCCGAGGGTCGTAACATCGTTGTAGTTAATCTCTGCGGTAGTAACAGTTGCACCGTCGAGAAGGTTGAGCTCCGTGGAATCCGCAGTTAAACCTGAAAGACCATTAATTTCTGTGGCTGTAGCAGTAACTGCTGTCCCACCAATCGACAGGGTTGAGAAGTTACCTGTACCCGCAGTCGAGGCCCCGATGTTGGTTGCGTCGATGGAACCGCCGTTGATATCAGCCTTCGAGATAACAACCGAGCCTGTACCATTTGGGGTGAGGTTGATATTCCCATCTGCCCCGTCGTAGATACGAATCGAACCTGAAGAAGAACCTGCGTTGGTGTTGATAATAATGTCACCAAGGCCGTTCGTTGTGATGGTCGCGTCAACCCCTGAATCACCAACACGGACAGTGTCTGCGTCGAGGTGAATATCCCCTGTAGTGTCTGGAGCTAGTGTGATGTTTCCAGCAGTGTCTGTCGATGAGATTGTATTACCGTCAACCTTGAGGTTGTCGACACGTAGGTCCGTTACCGCTGAGTTTGTACCAATGGTTACCCCGTCAATACTTCCTGCGTTAATGTCTGCTGTGTCCGCTACGAGGGCGTCGATGTTGGCTGTGCCCGTGATGTAGAGGTCATTCCATTCTGACCCGGATGCACCGAGATCGTGGGTTGCATCAGCAGATGGGATCAAGCTCGAGGCGACGTCCGCTGTAACCGTTACGGTATCCGTGTCGGCATTACCGATGGTTGTGCTCCCGTTTAACGCCACAGCCCCAGATACGGTAAGTCCCGCCATCGTAAAGCTAGCTGTGTCGTCCAGTTTGGCGGCAGTGACAGCATCATCTGCTAAACCGGCTGTGTTAATCTGAGGGCCTTCTCCTGACGAACCGTCATGTGAGTGTCCGTTTGATGCGTTAAACGCGGCCTGAAGGGCGTCAAACTCTCCGTCGAGATCCGATGCGTTGATGACGTTTCCATCAGCGATGTTGTTGGCCGTATCGTTACGAGTGTATCCAGTTCCCATTATTATTTTACCTCCGGCCGTATTGACCGTACTGAATGATCATTGAGTCAAGTGAAAATGGCGGGTCACTCGAGTCACTCTCGAAGTTAAAGGCCACGACATTTCCAGAGCCAGTGAGTTGAATGTCAAAGATGTATTGCAAGTTTCCACCGAATCCTGATGTCCCATAAGTTGCTGTGCCATAAAATGCCGCAGGGGACGCTGTGTTCGAGATCGTGATGACCTCTGGTTGTACGACATTTGCTTGATTGTAGTCGTACTCTGTTGATAACTCAGATGTAAAACCACCTTGAGGGTCAACAAAAAGCTTCATCTTGTACATACTTTTGCGTGTAGACGGGTCTTGAATGGGAAGCTCTGGAGTTTTAAAACTAGCGATAATGTTGGTACCATCAAAGCTGTTTCCGTCTTCCATTCGGTAAACGTACCCGTCATCATTTGCGAAGAGGACGTACTCTTCTGTGTTGTTTAAGGAGCTCGAGGCTACGTAGGCGTTAATCCCACGTGTCTCAGACCACTGCATGGATTCTCCGCCTTGTCCCGCGAATTGAGTTCCTATAATTCCACGTGAGGCGTTGTCAGTGTAGCTCGCATTAGATCCGAGGAGGCGGTACTGAGACTTTCCTCGTACAACAACAGTAGAATAAGATGTGGATTGCCCGATAAACTGTGTCATAGTAGGTTGGATGTTTTTAGAAACAACAGCCAATCCAAAATCATTGTTTCTCTCTGTAGCACTCAAGAGTCTTAGCCCATCAGGCCCGAGAAACATAATATCTCCGCCAATCTCTTGGGCGGTGTCAGGAACAATTGCACCGATATCTTTTGTGACCGGTTGCAAAGCAAAATCTGCAATGGTAGATCCCGCAAGAACATCAATAGATTTTTCTGTAAAAATAATGAGTTGTTCGCGGAACGACACCATGTCAGTGATAGCA